GCCTGTAACTGTTTTTCGTCCATAAATTAACCTTCATTTGATGCTGGATTGAACATATCAAAATCAGGCAATTACACAAATCTATGTACAGGCTCTAATAATTTGTTGAAATAAACTAAATATGTATATGTTTACCAACAACCACATATGAACTACCTGCTTTGCTCCATGATTTTATTATTTCTAAATTATTATCTGAGCATATTTTACTTACAGTATCCACATCTAATAAACCATAGTAGAAAGCATTGCGAGAGTTTTGGTATATATACCCATGCAAATGTTTAATACCGCTCTCGTACCTCTTGAAATAAGAACTTTTGTATTGATTGACAATCAGTGCTTCACCATCACTCTTTAATAATTCTCTAATCGCACTGAGGACTTTGTGAATTGTGGATTCACATGGAATTGCGGAAAGCACGTTTGCGCAAAGTATGAAATCATAATGATTTGTTATTTTATCTATATTTTCATAAGAAACAATATTAGCATTCTTATAGTTATTTATCACGTAATCTGGAATCGTGGTTTGTACACCTCTGATAATTTGCACTCTTTCTAGTTGTCTTCTGGAATCTAAAAATGTCACAGTTTCAAATTTATTTACTAATTGTTCTGAATATCTAAGTTTTCCACATCCAAAATCAATGGCATTGCCATTTTTATTAGTGCTTTCAATCTGTTTACAGAGATAGTTAGATGGCATAGTGTGCGGTTTCGCTGCATTTTCTGAACGTATGTTTATTCCATTTATTTTGTAATTCAAAATCAACCTCGTTTAAAAAATATTGTTATTGTTAAAGAATTCTTTTATTTTGCTATCAGGTATTTGTCTTACTTGGCTTTCTGTTCTTGGTTTAACTGATGCTATGAAAATAAGGAAGTCAAATGCGACAAGAGAAATAATCCACAACCAAAGATTAATTAAAGAGCCAGTAACAGAGAATATATTTGTTAATTTGGCGATACTTATTATTAAAATAGTAACAAATGCGATTACTGTATGTTCAAAGAAAACCCAAAAGTAATAAACTTTGTTCCAGAAAAGTTCAACGTAATGTTTGTCTTTTAACTCTTTAACTTCTGGGTAATACAGTTTACTCATTACCTTGTGAGATTCATCAGTAGTTAATTTTCTCGTAACGCCTGCAATTTTTGCTAATGGTTTAATAATTAAATGACTATCCCACATCTTCCTTATTCCAATAATTTTTGCTACATTATTATGTAGATCTAAAGCTCCACTAATTACTGACCAAAAAACTGAAGATGCAATTGGTAATATGCCAAAGGTTAATATCCATTTAATAAATTCCTCGTAGTCTTTAACGGGGGTGAACCGCCCCGGTTTTCCTGGAGAGTGTTTTATCTGTGAACTCAGGCTGCCAGATCATCGTTTCTGATGGAAGCATAATAAGCTTTTTCTGCTTCTGCCGGAGGGATATGACCCAGCCTTCCCAGCAATCGTCGATTGTTATACCAGTCCACCCACGTGAGTGTGGCCAGTTCCACTTCTGCACGGTTTTTCCAGCTCTTACGGTGTATTACCTCCGCTTTGTAAAGACCATTGATGCTCTCCGCCATCGCGTTGTCATACGAGTCACCTGTACTCCCTGTTGATGCCAGCAGTTTTGCTTCTTTTAGTCGCTCCGTATAGGCCAGTGATACATACTGAGAACCTTTATCACTGTGATGGACTGTGCCGGACGGCCGACGGGCCCACAACGCCTGCTCCAGTGCATCCAGCACGAATGTCGTTTCCATAGACGATGAGACTCGCCACCCCACGATACATCCGGCAAACACATCAATGATGAACGCCACATAGACGAAGCCCTGCCATGTGCTGACGTAAGTAAAATCAGCCACCCACAGCTGGTCAGGACGTTCTGCCACGAACTGACGGTTTACGCGGTCGCCTGCGGAAACGGCTTTCCGGCTGACGGTAGTACGGACCTTTTTACCCCGGAGAACACCGGCAAGTCCCATAACCGCCATGAGGCGCGCCACTGTACATCTGGCCACCCTGATACCTTCGCGTAACAACTGGCGCCAGACTTTACGCACACCGTACACCTGATGATTTTCATCGTATACGCGCTGTATCTCTCTCTTCAGCCAGTCATCGCGCTGAGCACGGGCACTGCGTTTATCAGGATGATGTCGCTGTTGCTGACAGTGGTAATACGTTGACGGGGCAATATGCAGTTCACTGCATACCGGTCCGACCCCGTACTGCTCACGCAGCTTATCCAGCAGCGGCATTATTTTTTCCAGAGGCGGTCGAACTCCGCCTTCGCAAAATAAGCGGAAGCCTGGCGAAGGATATCGTTACTGCGGCGCAGTTCACGATTTTCACGTTCCAGCTCTTTCAGACGCTGACGTTCAGCGGTGGTGAGTCCACCATCACCACTCCCGGTATCCCGCTCATGCTGACGAACCCACACACGCAGAGTCTCTGGTGTACAGCCAATCTTTGGGGCAATGGAACAAATTGCCGCCCATTGTGAGTCATATTCGCCCTGACTTTCCAGAACCATACGAACTGCCCGTTGACGGACCTCGGGGGAAAAACGTGTATTTTTAGTCATCCTGTTTACCTCTTTCTCAGGGAGTTTAGTCTCCAGGATTCCCGGGGCGGTTCAGGGGGGATATACTTGGCATTAATGCCAACCAATGGCATGTAGCCATAAATGACTAATGATAGGTAAAATATAAATGTAGTAATAAAAGTCGCCTTATGGAGCATAGGCAACATTTCATTATAACTCTTTGGTGGTTCTAACATTTTACTCTCCAAACACTCAAAAAAAAGCTAATCTTCTATAATAACGAAATTCAGCTGGCACAATTAAAGATTAATTGCCACCAATTTCTTGATTTTATAATTTTATCTAAATGTTTTTGATTAATCTAGTCCTAAAAGAAACCTACTGCATAAATATTTATGCTGATGACCCACTCCCTGTTCGTTAACACATAGCAACGTTAGTAATGCATCCTAAGTGATCAATATTTTTGCTAGCTTCATCTGCTCGCTCAAAGGGAACTATAATGTTGGCTTGCGTGTGACTTGGCATGTTTAAAGAAGTGCTGGTGGTGACTGGTTGCTGTTTTCCATTTCCACAGAACAAAATCATAGAAACTATACCCAGTAGTTGTATTGAATCACTGACGAGACAGCCTCATATTTATCAGGACTGGTGTACGTCCAATACAGGAGGTTGTGGTGCTGGTTCTCAAATGTGCGCTGGCTATTGCTGCTGTAATGGCAATTTATTGTCTTGCTGTTGTTCTTATGGATCACCTTTCTGATTGATTTCATATTGGCGAGGTAACGGTAGTTAAGTAGAATTGCTGCGGGTGCTTGAGGCTATCTGCCTCGGGCATCAACACCAAAGGCAGATAGAGAAAAGCCCCAGTTAACATTACGCGTCCGGCAAGACGCTTAACATTAATCTGAGGCCATATCTATGCTCTACACACGTAGGTTAGCCTCTTACGTGCCGAAAGGCAAGGAGAAGCAGGCTATGAAGCAGCAAAAGGCGATGTTAATCGCCCTGATCGTCATCTGTTTAACCGTCATAGTGACGGCACTGGTAACGAGGAAAGACCTCTGCGAGGTACGAATCCGAACCGGCCAGACGGAGGTCGCTGTCTTCACAGCTTACGAATCTGAGGAGTAAGAGACCCGGCGGGGGAGAAATCCCTCGCCACCTCTGATGTGTCAGGCATTCTCAACGCACCCGCATTTAACCCGCTTCGGCGGGTTTTTGTTTTTATTTTCAACGCGTTTGAAGTTCTGGGCGGTGCCGGAATAGAATCAAAAATACTTAAGTAGCGCGCAGGGATAAGAGGGATGGACCCCGAACAGGGGAGTGCTATTTATCTGGAAGGATTCTGTTGATGAAAATCGAAGAATTACGTGAAATTTTTACTGAAGATGGCCTCTATACTGTGCGCGTTGAGAATGGTGCTATTGTCAGTCACTGCCGTATTAAATGTTTACAATCTAAACAAAGGAAGAGTGGTGCTGCGTTAATTTATTTTGTGGATGAACTTGTGACAGATGGTTTTATTTTGCGTGAAAATGAATTTGTCACATCATTGCAGTCTCTGAAAGAAGCTGGGCTTAAGGCTGGTTTTTCTGCTTTTGAAGATGAGTAAATTCATCTACAATTCAGCACAGGGCTGAACCCCTGTTGAGTAACACTGTGCCACCGGAGAAAACCGATGGCGCAAAATTCCAGACCACACAATTCTGATAATTCAGCCGTCTTTGCCAGCAGGCACGGGCGGCGTTCTCATGCATTCAAATATGACTGGTACCAGCATGACCCATGCACTGAAGAACAGGCCGAATGGCTGATTCAGAACTACCGCAGGCGTGGGTATGAGTTTAGGAAAGCCCTCAGCCTCGATTATCGTCACTGGATAATCTACGTCAGGCTCCCTTATTCCGAACGCCCACCGCGTCCGTCCCGCACATTCCAGCAACGCATCTGGAGGTAACGTGCGGGTATTACTTCGACCTGTTCCGGTACCGGAACTTGGGCTGGTGGTCCTTAAGCCGGGCCGTGAATCCATGCAGGTATTTCATAACCCTCGAGTGCTGGTGGAGCCGGAACCAAAAAGCATGCGCGGTCTGCCGTCCGGAGTCGTTCCTGCCGTTCGCCAGCCGCTGGCGGAGGATAAATCATTACTGCCATTTTTCAGCGATGAGCGGGTGATTCGTGCTGCTGGCGGCGCTGGTGCACTGTCTGACTGGCTGTTGCGTCATGTCAAATCCTGCCAGTGGCCTCATGGTGACTATCATCACAGTGAAACCGTCATACATCGTTACGGTACCGGCGCGATGGTGTTGTGCTGGCACTGCGACAACCAGCTGCGTGACCAGACCTCTGAATCACTCGGGCAACTTGCTCATCAAAACCTGTCAGCATGGATGATTGACGTCATACGCCATGCAATGAATGGCACACAGGAGCGGGAATTATCTCTGGCTGAATTATCCTGGTGGGCGGTCCGCAATCAGGTGGCGGACGCGCTACCGGAAGCTGTATTACGTCGTTCACTGGGGTTGCGTGCGGAAAAAATCCGCTCCTTGTACCGCGAAAGCGACATCGTACCGGGAGAGCAGACCGCCACCAGCATACTGAAGCAGCGCACAAAAAATCTTGCGCCGTTGCTTCACACCCACCAGCCACAGAACCCAGCACAGGAAAAGGCGGTGGTCAGCATTACCGTTGATCCGGAGTCTCCGGAATCTTTCATGAGGCGACCTAAACGTCGCCGTTGGGTAAATGAGAAATATACGAGCTGGGTGAAGACACAGCCGTGTGCGTGTTGTGGTCAGCCAGCCGACGATCCCCATCACCTGATTGGTCACGGTCAGGGAGGGATGGGAACAAAATCCCACGATATTTTCACGCTACCGCTGTGTCGGGAGCATCACAACGAGCTTCATGCGGATCCGCTGGCGTTCGAAGAAAAGCATGGTTCCCAGATTGATTTAATTTTTCGTTTTCTTGATCACGCCTTTGCAACCGGCGTGCTCGGGTAAAAGAGGTTACTGATGCGTATAGAGTTTGTTTTGCCTTACCCGCCAACGGTGAACACCTACTGGCGGCGTCGTGGCAGCACATATTTTGTATCAAAAGTCGGTGAGCGTTATCGCCGTGATGTGGCGCTTATTGTTCGCCAGCAGCAACTGAAATTAAACCTGTCCGGAAGGCTGGCAATAAAAATTATTGCAGAGCCACCGGATAAGCGCCGTCGTGACCTGGACAATATCCTGAAGGCACCACTGGATGCACTGACGCATGCGGGGCTGCTCATAGACGACGAGCAGTTTGATGAAATTAATATTGTGCGCGGTCAGCTTGTTCCTAGTGGGCGGTTGGGGATAAAAATCACAGAACTGGGGTGCGCATGAATAACCAGTATTTACAGTTTGTGCGTGAGCAGCTCATTATCGCCACCGCTGATTTGAGTGGGGCAACAAAAGGTCAGCTTGAAGCCTGGCAGGAGAATGCCATGTTCGATACAGGGCGTTACAGGCGTAAAAAAATCCGGTACCGCGATGAAGTGACTGGAAAAATGATAACGCGGGATAATCCACCAATCCCGGGAAAGCAATCGCTGGCGAAGGGGACGTCAATTCCTCTGGTCAGTCCGATTGAGTTTTCGACATCATCGTGGCGGCGGGCTGTTCTGTCTCTTGAAGAACATCATAAAGCCTGGTTGTTGTGGTGTTACAGCGGGAGTATTTGTTGGGAATATCAGATCGCGATAACACAGTGGGCGTGGAATGAATTTAATACTCAATCCGGTACCAGAAAAATTGCAGGGAAAACGCAGGAACGCCTGAAAAAATTAATCTGGCTGGCGGCGCAGGCAGTAAAAGCAGAACTTTTTGGTGGGGAAGGTTATGAATACAAGGAGCTGGCATTACTGGTGGGAGTGACAACTAAAAACTGGTCCAAAACATTTACTCGTCACTGGGTTGCAATGAAACACATTTTTCACCGACTGGATAGTGAGGCTTTATTGTTTGTAATGAGAACGCGTTCAAAACAAAAGGCGGCATTTTCAAAGCAAAGTGTTGCAAAAGTAGATTGAAAGGCATATATTTCATGCAAATCTGATATTTTGCCGATTTTGTACGTGATGGCAAAAGCAAACAAAACCCGCCCACAAGCGGGTTTTTTTGTGCCACTTATCTCGGATAGACATGGTGAATGCGCTGGTGGAGGAAGCAAGGGTAATTTTTAACCAGGTGATTCTTGAATGCTTGCAACATTGATTTCGTAACGTTATTATCCTGCGCCCGGCCCTTTAGCTCAGTGGTGAGAGCGAGCGACTCATAATCGCCAGGCCGCTGGTTCAAATCCAGCAAGGGCCACCATCACATACCGCCATTAGCTCATCGGGATAGAACGCCAGCCTTCGAAGCTGGTTTCGCGGGGTTCGAGTCTCCGATGGCGGTCCATTATCGGTATTCTGCGTTTTTAGCTCAGCCGGACAGAGCAATTGCCTTCTAAGCAATCGGTCACTGGTTCGAACCCAGTACAACGCACCACACTTATTTTCCCTCGCTCGCTTTTGCGGACCTTTTTTGTATCCGCACCACGCCCGGCGCATACCAACCACAGAGCCTTTCGGGGGGAGCTTATGGAGTGGTCAGTGTGACTTTCTCTGTGGGCAGATCGCTCCCGGGCGTTGGCTCACCCACCCAAAGGAACGTCACGATGTTTGGTATTTTTGGTAAAAAAAGCCCGCAGAGCGGCAACGGAAATTAAAAAGTTTGAAAAACGCGATCTGGCACAGGTGGTGATTAACGCCGCATACCTGGTGGCCTGTGCAGATGGTGAATGTGAGGCTTCCTAGAAAGCGAAGATCGAACAGGTACTGCGTAATCAGCCTGCGCTGTACGCGTTTACGTCAGAAATTAATGCGATTAGCGCAACCATTATCGGTCAGCTGGATACGAACTTTAAAACTGGTCGTCGTGCGGCGTTACGTGAGATCGAGGATGTGAAACACGATACGCGTGAAGCGGAAGATGTGCTGGATGTGGCGGTGGCCATTGCGGAGGCAGACGGCGAAATTGAGCCGGAAGAGCGCAAGGTGCTGGAAGAGATTGCCGGTGTTCTGGGTCTTCGTCTGGAGAATTACCTGTGACGGTAAAACTGCGCCTGACTGTGGCTGCACTCCTGCTGTTTCTGGTGGTGATGGTGGATTTCACCAGCAGAATCATGTCGGTGCTGGCGGATGGGGTGCTGGTCTGCGGCATTATGGTATTGCTGTGGCCGGTGATAAAAAGAAACAGCCTGCATAATGCTTGATTTTTTTGTTTGCTGTTTATTAAAAACACTTCTGCATGGTGAATCCCCCTGTGCGGTGGGGCAATCAGCAAGAAGGAATATGGGGTAATCGCGGATTCAGGTGCTGATACTGAATTCACCGGGAGGCACCCGGCACCATGCTTTGCCACAAAAGTGTTATTTCTGTTTTTCTCAAACTATCATCGTTATCCCTTTATTTTCGGCTGCGCATGGCGCGGCCTTTTTTTTACGACCAGCCACTGGCAGATGGTCATCCTGTGATTTGATTCCGCTTCCGGCTTTTTAACTCTGTTCCTCTACACGGGAGAAATTCGATGTCGATTAAACATTATGATGTTGTCAGGGCGGCGTCGCCGTCAGACCTTGCGGAAAAGCTGACACACAAACTGAAAGAGGGCTGGCAGCCATACGGCGGACCGGTTGCCATTACGCCGTACACACTGATGCAGGCGGTGGCTATTGAAGGAGAGCCACAGGTCGGCCCTTCATCTGAGCCGGATTGGTACTACGTCATCGTACTGGCCGGGCAGTCCAATGCCATGGCTTACGGTGAAGGGCTTCCGCTGCCGGATTCATACGATGCTCCGGATCCGCGCATTAAACAGCTGGCGCGCCGCAGTACAGTGACGCCGGGCGGGGCTGCCTGCAGATATAACGATATTATTCCGGCTGACCACTGTCTGCATGATGTGCAGGATATGAGTACGCTGAATCATCCGAGGGCTGACCTGAGCAAAGGGCAGTACGGCTGTGTCGGCCAGGGTTTACATATTGCCAAAAAACTGCTCCCGTATATCCCGAATAACGCGGGGATCCTGCTGGTACCATGCTGTCGTGGTGGTTCGGCATTTACCCAGGGCGCGGAGGGGACATTCAGCGAGTCCACGGGGGCCAGTCAGGATTCGGCACGCTGGGGGGTGGGCAAGCCGTTATATCAGGATCTGATTTCCCGCACAAAAGCGGCATTGCAGAAAAATCCCAAAAACGTTCTGCTGGCCGTCTGCTGGATGCAGGGTGAGTTTGACATGAGCGCCGCCACCCACGCACAGCAACCTGCGCTGTTTACAGCCATGCTGACACAGTTTCGTGCTGACCTCTCCGTGTTTAACGCGCAGTGCCATGGTGGCAGCGCTGCAGATGTGCCGTGGATTTGTGGTGACACGACGTATTACTGGAAAAATACATACGCTACCCAGTACGACACCGTGTACGGCGGGTATAAAAACAGGGAGAGTGAGGGCGTTTATTTTGTGCCCTTCATGACAGACGGTAACGGCGTCAATACCGCCACTAACGCGCCGGCAGAAGATCCGGATATTCCGGCATCAGGATATTACGGTGCGGCATCGAGAACGAATGGAAACCAGGTATCATCAAACCGCCCGACACATTTCAGTTCATGGGCGCGCAGGAGCATTATTCCGGATCGTCTGGCAACCGCTATTCTGAACGCAGCCGGGCGCACCTCAGCCTTCATCAGTGGTAAGGCACCGGAAATCAAACCCTCGCCCGGCGGCAACACGCCATCGGGTCCGTCTGCAGATACGTCCGTTCGCACAATCTCCCTGCTGCCGGCAGCCGGAGAGGCTGCTGCGCAGGGCTGGAGCATTAAGGATGGCGGAATTCAGTTGTCAGATGGTGTATTTAAGATCACCAAGCAGAGCAATAAAACCTGGTCCCTGACGCATCCGGTGGATGACGCAATTACCCTGCTGACACAGGGCGGCAGACTGACCTGTAAGTTCCGCCTGTCAGGCGCACTGACCAACAATCAGTTCGGGCTGGGGATTTATCTGTATACGGATGCTCCCGTTCCTGATGGTGTGGCGATGACGGGTACCGGTAATCCGTTCCTGATGTCGTACTTCACTCAGACCACTGACGGCAGAGTGAATCTGATGCATCACAGGAAAGCCGGAAACACGAAGCTGGGGGAGTTCGGCGATTACGGTAACGACTGGCAGACGCTGGAGCTGGTGTTCACCGCCGGCAGTGCCACGGTTACTCCGAAACTGAATGGAGTGGCTGGCCCGGCATTCCAGGTTATAAAAGACGGTCTGACACTGGGACTGAATGCGCTGACGCTGACGGATGTTACAAAAAATGCAGCGTATGGCGTTGAGATAGAAAGTCTGGTGCTGGAGATAAATGCACCGGCAGCATAATAAAAAAAGTGAACCGCCCCGGGAATCCTGGAGACTAAACTCCCTGAGAAAGAGGTAAACAGGATGACTAAAAATACACGTTTTTCCCCCGAGGTCCGTCAACGGGCAGTTCGTATGGTTCTGGAAAGTCAGGGCGAATATGACTCACAATGGGCGGCAATTTGTTCCATTGCCCCAAAGATTGGCTGTACACCAGAGACTCTGCGTGTGTGGGTTCGTCAGCATGAGCGGGATACCGGGAGTGGTGATGGTGGACTCACCACCGCTGAACGTCAGCGTCTGAAAGAGCTGGAACGTGAAAATCGTGAACTGCGCCGCAGTAACGATATCCTTCGCCAGGCTTCCGCTTATTTTGCGAAGGCGGAGTTCGACCGCCTCTGGAAAAAATAATGCCGCTGCTGGATAAGCTGCGTGAGCAGTACGGGGTCGGACCGGTATGCAGTGAACTGCATATTGCCCCGTCAACGTATTACCACTGTCAGCAACAGCGACATCATCCTGATAAACGCAGTGCCCGTGCTCAGCGCGATGACTGGCTGAAGAGAGAGATACAGCGCGTATACGATGAAAATCATCAGGTGTACGGTGTGCGTAAAGTCTGGCGCCAGTTGTTACGCGAAGGTATCAGGGTGGCCAGATGTACAGTGGCGCGCCTCATGGCGGTTATGGGACTTGCCGGTGTTCTCCGGGGTAAAAAGGTCCGTACTACCGTCAGCCGGAAAGCCGTTTCCGCAGGCGACCGCGTAAACCGTCAGTTCGTGGCAGAACGTCCTGACCAGCTGTGGGTGGCTGATTTTACTTACGTCAGCACATGGCAGGGCTTCGTCTATGTGGCGTTCATCATTGATGTGTTTGCCGGATGTATCGTGGGGTGGCGAGTCTCATCGTCTATGGAAACGACATTCGTGCTGGATGCACTGGAGCAGGCGTTGTGGGCCCGTCGGCCGTCCGGCACAGTCCATCACAGTGATAAAGGTTCTCAGTATGTATCACTGGCCTATACGGAGCGACTAAAAGAAGCAAAACTGCTGGCATCAACAGGGAGTACAGGTGACTCGTATGACAACGCGATGGCGGAGAGCATCAATGGTCTTTACAAAGCGGAGGTAATACACCGTAAGAGCTGGAAAAACCGTGCAGAAGTGGAACTGGCCACACTCACGTGGGTGGACTGGTATAACAATCGACGATTGCTGGGAAGGCTGGGTCATATCCCTCCGGCAGAAGCAGAAAAAGCTTATTATGCTTCCATCAGAAACGATGATCTGGCAGCCTGAGTTCACAGATAAAACACTCTCCAGGAAAACCGGGGCGGTTCAAAGAGCCAGCGACTGACCTGAAAGAAGACGCTGGCTAAAAGGCCTTATATGTTTGTAGAGACTTATTTTTCACAGACAGCAATGATGCCTGTCAATATATTATCAATATGCGGATTGTTTCAGTTACAGATGCTTTATTAAGGAAAAAAACAGCCAGCACTGACTTTCGGTGGAGAGGTGCTGGCTCAGAAGGATAGTTGGATTTCACATGATACTTATGCCTGGCGGTATATTTTCTGACAGACAGTGACGGGTGTTGTCAAGATATTGTGTCATTTATAACCTGAATCAGGGGAGGCCGGAATGTTATCTGGCATTTTTAGCAGAGCCTGAATGCCATAATCACGGCTCCCGGAGTTGGCCGTCAGTGGGTGACACTGGCGGTTTTTTTGTTTTTCTTTACTTTCATTTTCTGTCGGCGGTGACGGAGACATACATCAGATGGAAAAAATCACAACGGGTGTGTCATACACCACGTCAGCGGTGGGGACGGGATACTGGTTACTGCAGCTGCTGGACAAAGTCTCTCCGTCCCAGTGGGTGGCAATCGGTGTGCTGGGGAGTCTGCTGTTTGGCCTGCTGACGTATCTGACTAACCTTTATTTCAAGATTAAAGAAGATAAGCGTAAGGTGGCGCGGGGAGAGTAGTCGATGAATAAACAATACGAACTGGTTGTAAAATGAATATTTCTAACTGAAAAAACGTTCCATGAGGTAAGAAAAGGTCACAGGCAATCAATAACAGGACGTGATGAAAGACCCTTGCATTTGTGCGCTTTCTCTTTAGATAGCAGCAGATACTGAAAATCTGAGTTGTCGGGGAGTCAGGGATACAGCTGTGCAAGAGTTGGTCATTGTGATTCCATTGAAATCCTGTATGCCATGAAGGGCAGGATTTTATGGCTACCTGAGCTTTGGTGATAGTAAGTTGAAAATTCGCATTTTTTGCTGACATGCGTAACGAGAATCCCATAAGCAGGGAGGACTTAATTCTTCATTAACCCATGCGTTGATATTATGTTTCAGCCGTTGAAGCATCAGCGGTGTTAATGTTGTGGTAATAATATCCAGCGTTTTATGTGAGATCTTACCGTAAGGGTCTGCAAGAATGCTGCTTGTTGCTTCGTTATTATCTGCCATCAGAAGAAGTAACTCTGATTTAACGTTTTCTGTCATTAGTTGTAAAAATCTTCTGCGCAAACTTTCTTTACTGTTCATTTATATGGCTTCATTTGTTGTAATCTGCTGCGTCTCAAGGGATATGTTTATGAGAGCGACCATGAGTGTTGGATTATATACCTAACATATCAAGGGATTAGAAATCGATAAATCCCCATGAACGAAAAAATAAAATACGGCCTGTCGGCTGCCGTTCTGGCGCTGATTGGTGCAGGTGCTTCTGCGCCTGAAATCCTCGACCAGTTTCTGGATGAAAAGGAAGGTAACCACACCACGGCATACCGTGATGGTGCGGGGATCTGGACCATCTGCCGTGGTGCCATTCTGGTGGATGGTAAGCCTGTTATTCCTGGCATGAAGCTGTCAAAGGAAAAATGCGACCGGGTTAATGCCATCGAACGTGACAAGGCGCTGGCATGGGTGGAGAAAAACATCCGGGTGCCGCTGACCGAACCCCAGAAAGCGGGGATCGCGTCATTCTGTCCGTACAACATTGGCCCCGGTAAGTGCTTCCCGTCGACGTTTTATAAACGAATTAATGCAGGCGATCGAAAAGGTGCCTGTGAGGCGATTCGCTGGTGGATTAAGGACGGTGGCAGAGACTGCCGTATCCGTTCAAATAATTGCTACGGTCAGGTCTCACGGCGTGACCAGGAGAGCGCGCTGGCGTGCTGGGACATCGACAGATAGCAGAATATTTTCCTGAAAAATGACGTTGGCCAACGCGGGTGGATAACACGAAATCCTGAAAACTGGTAAAACCTAAGTGAATAAAAGTAAAAACCCCGTTTGTTGGCAGCAAGCGGGGTTTTGTGTTTTCTGACCTTGAGTAAGGCAAGGGAGAAATTATGGGTAGGGAGGTACTTTCCCTGTGAGGAAGTATAAAAGATTCTTTCTGAGGTTGTCCATTATGAAAGGCATTGAAGTGGAGACGCCAGCCAGTCTGGATTTAACAAGAGCGGCAGCTTTTGCCATTCGTATTGTGGCCATTGCTGTTCTGGTCTGGGCAATCCGTTGGTGGTGATATGAACCGTGTTCTGTGCGTGGTTATCATTGTCCTGCTGGTGGCCTGTGGTGCGCTTAGTCTGGGGCTGAATCATTACCGTGATCACGCCATCATCTACAAAGAGCAGCGCGATAAAAAAGCCAGTGAGCTGGAGCTGGCGAACGCGACAATTACTGATATGCAGATACGCCAGCGTGATGTCGCTGCACTTGATGCCAGATACTCGAGGGAATTAGCCGATGCGAGAGCTGAAAATGAAACTCTGCGTGCTGATGTTGCCGCTGGTCGTAAGCGCCTGCGGATCAACGCCACCTGCTCCGGTACCGTGCGTGAAGCCACCGGCACCTCCGGCGTGGATAATGCAACCGGCCCCCGACTGGCAGACACCGCTGAACGGGATTATTTCATCCTCAGAGAACGGCTGATGGCAATGCAGAAGCAACTGGAAGGAGCACAGGAATATATCCGTACCCAGTGTATACCGTGATGTTTTGTTATGAAGGTGTTACTGGTAACGTTAAGGTAATTTAACAAAGAGTCAGTTCCGGACTTTATAGTGTGCTCAGTTCATGGCCAAAAACGATTTCTGTGATAAATATTTTGAATATTATTTACAGGTAAATGGAGTGGGGCACATGGATAGAAATATTACAATAGAGAATGAAGTATATGCCCGTATTGTATGGGCAGAGAAGGCAAAAACACGGTAATTCCGTGTGTTGCCATGATACCTGATTGGCAGAATAGTTGTTTGGTTTTGAGTATATAGTCAGCGTTTTTTGTTCAGTAATTGCTCCCTCAAAAAATAATAAAATAAGGTGATTATTTTTGTTTATTATTTAGTTTTTTTTGTGTGTTGTTTTATTGTTTTTGCGTGGTTTGTTTTTTATTGTTATTTCATTAAGGGAAGGTAAATTCAGGATGGCAGTCTGTAGATAATCGGAGGTCACTTATGCTACATGATCACGTGGCAGAATGTCTGGAGAAAAAAGGACTGTACCGGAGAGCAGCTGAACGATGGGCAAAAGTGATGGTACAGCTAAGTGATGACCAGAAAAGAAAAGTGGCGGCACAGAAACGAGCAGAGTGTTTGCGTAAGGCGCGCCGGACTCCGGTTTCACCGGTGAACCTGACCGAAATAAAACAAGCGGTCAACAGACTACATTCTGAGTTGGGAATGGGATTTGAAGAGCGGCGGGTATTCCGACGATATAAAGGGACAGGAGAACAGAATACGTCCGGAAACGCGCGGTCAAAAAAATGCTAAAAAATATCTGAGAGAGTTATTGCCTGTTACCATAAGAAAAAGCGACTTTAGTGGTCGCTTTTTGTGTCATATATAAGTCGTTTAAGTAAACCTGTCTGAACAGGTGCTCTGGTCGTGTTTGTCTTTGTTGGGTACAAATTGAGAATATTTTTCATTAATTAATCTTCTTCTGCAGGCTTCAATAACCCACGCTGAAAAATTACCTGAACCTTTCAGGTCAAGAGCGATGTTAATTTGTTCAATTATCTGGTTTGGAAATCGGATGTTGCGGGTTGTTGTTCTGCGGGTTCTGTTCTTTGATGACATAATGTTGCCCCGTATTCAGTGTTGCTGATTTGTATTATCTGAAGTTGCTTTTACGCTAATTTGATGCAGATCAATTAATACGATACCTGCGTAATAATTGATTATTTCTCGTGGTTTGATGGCGTACACACATGTCGTGATAAACCTCATGTAGATGATAATTATTATCATTTTCGTGGGTCCTTTCCGGCGATCCGACAGGTTACGGGGCGGCGACCTCGCGGGTTTTCGCTATTTATGAAAATTTTCCGGGATCCATGTCCGGTTTCTCTTCAAGTTAACTATATGAAAAATATAAAAACAGGTCTTCTGTGAACCGGACATGAACAAAAAACAGACATGTAAACCGGACATGACCGGTTTTGTTGTGATTGTGAGGTGAGAGTTTTTGCGAGGTGAGGAGTGGCTACGCAGACTGAAGTTGCCAGGCATTTAAGTCTGACCGATCGCCAGCTTCGCAGATTGCAGAAATTGCCGGGTGCCCCGATATCGAATAAGCGAGGGCAACTGGATCTGGATGCCTGGCGCGATTTTTACATATCGTATCTGAGGAGAAGTAAAAACGATGTGCCTGATGGCGATAGCGAAGACGACTATGAGGAGAAATTGCTTATTGCCAGATGGGAACTGACAGCAGAACAGGCTGTTACACAGCAGTTAAAAAATGAGGTGTCAAAAGGAAAACTGATTGACACCGGGTTCTGTATTTTTGCCCTCAGTAAGCTGGCAATGGCGTTATCCAGTACGCTTGATTCCATCCCTTTATCCATGCAGCGACAGTTTCCTGATTTAACACCGCGCCATCTTGACCATCTGAAAACCCTTATTGCGAAGGGGGCAAATCAGTGTGCGCGGGCAGGGGATAAATTACCGGATTTACTCGATGAATATATCAGAGCAACAACTGAATAATATGATGGCTGCCGTTTCGGTTGCGCTGCAGCCTCTGGTCAGGGTTGTACCAATGACGGCAGTTGAATGGGCTGATCAAAATTATTATCTGCCTAAAGAATCTTCATATGGTGAGGGAGAATGGAAAACGCTGCCATTCCAGATCGCCATTATGAACTGTATGGGTAACGACCAGGTTCGCACGGTTAACCTGATTAAATCTGCCCGTGTTGGCTATACAAAGATGTTGCTGGGGGTGGTCGGGTATTTTATTGAGCATAAATCCCGAAACAGTCTGCTTTTTCAGCCCACGGATTCTGCCGCTGAAGATTTTATGAAGTCTCACGTGGAGGCGACGATTCGGAACGTGCCATGCCTGAAAGACCTTTCCCCATGGCTGGGTCGTAAACATCGTGACAATACTCTCACGCTGAAACGCTTTTCATCGGGCGTCGGTTTCTGGTGCCTGGGCGGTGCAGCCGCCAAAAACTACCGTGAAAAATCCGTGGACGTGGTCTGCTATGACGAGCTTTCCTCGTTCGAGCCGGATGTCGAAAAAGAGGGCTCGCCAACCCTGCTGGGGGATAAGCGTATTGAGGGCTCTGTATGGCCAAAATCCATTCGCGGCTCGACGCCTAAAATCAAAGGTACCTGCCAGATCGAAAAAGCGGCCAACGAGTCGGCGCATTTCATGCGTTTCTATGTGCCCTGCCCGCACTGTGGGGAGGCGCAGTATCTGAAATTTGGCGATGAATCCACGCCTTTTGGCCTTAAATGGGAGAAGGACAGCCCCGAAAGCGTTTTCTACCTCTGTGAACATCATGGCTGCGTGATCCATCAGTCTGAGCTTGACCAGAGTAACGGGCGCTGGATCTGTGAAAACACGGGTATGTGGACCCGTGACGGCCTGATGTTTTTCAGCGCCCGGGGGGATGAAATTCCGCCGCCGCGCTCCATCACGTTCCATATCTGGACGGCGTACAGTCCGTTCACCACCTGGATACAGATAGTCTATGACTGGCTGGATGCACTGAAAGATCCCAACGGCCTGAAAACCTTTGTGAACACCACGCTGGGCGAGACCTGGGAAGAGGCCGTGGGCGAAAAACTCGATCACCAGGTACTGATGGATAAGGTGGTGCGTTACACGGCGGCGGTGCCTGCCCGGGTGGTTTATCTGACGGCGGGCATTGACTCGCAGCGAAACCGTTTTGAGATGTATGTCTGGGGATGGGCACCGGGAGAGGAAGCCTTTCTGGTGGATAAAATCATCATTATGGGCCGTCCCGATGAGGAAGAGACGCTGTTACGTGTGGATGCGGCGATCAACAAAAAATACTGCCATGCAGACGGAACCGAAATGACCATTTCCCGTGTCTGCTGGGACACCGGGGGGATCGATGGTGAAATTGTCTATCAGAGGTCAAAAAAACACGGTGTTTTCCGGGTGCTGCCGGTAAAAGGCGCATCTGTCTATGGCAAGCCGGTGATCACCATGCCGAAAACCCGCAATCAGCGGGGCGTGTATCTGTGTGAAGTGGGGACGGACACCGCAAAAGAAATTCTCTATGCCCGTATGAAAGCCGATCCCACTCCTGCGGATGAAGCCACGTCGTATGCCATCCGTTTTCCTGATGATCCGGAGATTTTTTCGCAGACAGAGGCGCAGCAACTGGTCGCGGAAGAGCTTGTGGAGAAGTGGGAAAAAGGAAAGATGCGTCTGCTGTGGGATAACAAAAAGCGGCGTAACGAAGCGCTGGACTGCCTGGTGTATGCCTACGCGGCATTACGTGTGTCCGTGCAACGCTGGCAGCTTGATCTGGCTGTACTGGCAAAATCCCGGGAAGAAGAGACGACCCGGCCAACCCTGAAAGAACTGGCAGCGAAGCTGTCCGGAGGAGTGAATGGTTACAGTCGCTGAACTACAGGCGCTACGTCAGGCGCGCCTTGATTTATTAACCGGTAAACGGGTGGTGTCTGTCCAGAAAGATGGTCGCAGAATTGAATATACGGCGGCTTCTCTGGATGAGCTTAACCGGGCGATCAATGATGCGGAGTCGGTACTGGGGACAACCCGACGTCGCCGTCGTCCGCTGGGAGTGAGGTTATGAAACGAACGCCTGTCCTGATTGATGTGAACGGCGTTCCGCTTCGTGAGAGTCTCAGCTACAACGGGGGCGGCGCAGGATTTGGCGGGCAAATGGCGGAGTGGTTGCCACCGGCGCAGAGTGCCGATGCAGCCCTGCTGCCTGCGTTGCGTCTGGGGAATGCCCGGGCAGATGATCTGGTGCGCAATAACGGGATAGCGGCCAATGCGGTGGCCCTGCATAAGGATCATATTGTCGGGCATATGTTTCTGATCAGCTACCGTCCGAACTGGCGCTGGCTGGGGATGCGGGAGACTGCGGCAAAAAGTTTTGTCGATGAGGTGGAGGCGGCCTGGTCGGAATACGCCGAAGGGATGTCTGGCGAGATCGACGTGGAAGAGAAACGCACGTTTACGGAATTTATTCGTGAAGGTGTGGGCGTTCATGCGTTTAACGGCGAAATCTTTGTGCAGCCGGTCTGGGATACGGAGAGCACGCAACTGTTTCGTACGCGTTTTAAAGCCGTGAGTCCGAAACGGGTGGACACGCCAGGACACGGTATGGGGAACCGTTTTCTGCGGGCCGGTGTGGAGGTCGATCGATATGGTCGTGCCGTTGCGTACCATATCTGTGAGGATGATTTTCCGTTCTCTGGGAGTGGACGATGGGAACGGATCCCGCGTGAACTTCCCACCGGGCGTCCGGCCATGCTGCATATTTTCGAGCCGGTGGAGGACGGGCAGACCCGTGGGGCCAATCAGTTTTACAGCGTAATGGAACGGCTGAAGATGCTCGATTCCCTGCAGGCAACACAGCTTCAGTCGGCCATAGTGAAGGCGATGTATGCAGCGACGATTGAAAGTGACCTTGATACCGAAAAGGCCTTTGAATATATCGCCGGTGCGCCGCAGGGGCAGAAGGATAATCCGCTTATTAATATTCTGGATAAGTTCTCCACCTGGTATGACACGAATAGCGTGACGCTGGGCGGTGTCAAAATTCCGCACCTTTTCCCCGGTGATGATCTGAAACTTCAGACCGCGCAGGATTCAGACAATGGATTTTCGGCGCTTGAACAGGCGCTGCTGCGGTATATCGCCGCCGGTCTTGGCGTTTCCTACGAACAGTTGTCCCGTGATTACTCGAAGGTCAGTTATTCAAGTGCCCGCGCATCCGCCAATGAGTCGTGGCGCTATTTTATGGGGCGGCGAAAATTTATTGCGTCCCGGCTGGCCACGCAGATGTTTTCCTGCTGGCTGGAAGAGGCACTTCTTCGGGGGATTATTCGTCCGCCACGGGCACGTTTTGATTTTTATCAGGCGCGATCAGCCTGGTCACGGGCTGAGTGGATTGGAGCCGGAAGAATGGCCATTGACGGGCTCAAGGAGGTTCAGGAATCAGTGATGCGCATTGAGGCCGGACTGAGCACGTATGAGAAAGAGCTGGCGCTGATGGGCGAGGATTATCAGGACATTTTCCGCCAGCAGGTCAGGGAATCTGCAGAGCGGGAAAAAGCCGGACTCTCACGTCCGGTGTGGATAGCGCAGGCGTATCAGCAGCAGATAGCGGAGAGTCGCAGGCCGGAAGAGGAGACAACACCACGTGAGACGTAATCTTTCACACATTATTGCCGCAGCATTCAATGAACCGCTGCTTCTGGAGCCCGCCTATGCGCGGGTTTTCTTTTGCGCGCTCGGGCGCGAGATGGGGGCAGCAAGTCTTTCGGTACCACAACAGCAGGTACAGCTTGATGCTCCCGGAATGCTGGCTGAAACGGACGAGTACATGGCCGGAGGTAAACGACCGGCCCGTGTTTACCGGGTGGTGAACGGTATTGCGGTACTGCCGGTGACCGGCACGCTGGTGCACCGGCTGGGGGGGATGCGGCCATTTTCCGGAATGACTGGCTATGACGGCATTGTCGCCTGTCTTCAGCAGGCAATGGCAGATAGCCAGGTGCGGGGCATACTGCTGGACATTGACAGTCCGGGCGGGCAGGCCGCCGGCGCGTTTGACTGCGCTGACATGATTTACCGCCTCCGTCAGCAGAAGCCGGTCTGGGCACTGTGCAATGACACGGCCTGTTCTGCAGCCATGCTGCTGGCGTCGGCCTGCTCCCGACGGCTGGTTACCCAGACATCCCGTATCGGCTCCATTGGCGTGATGATGAGCCATGTCAGCTATGCCGGTCATCTGGCGCAGGCCGGTGTGGATATCACGCTGATTTACTCAGGGGCGCACAAGGTGGATGGCAATCAGTTTGAAGCCTTACCGGCAGAGGTTCGCCAGGACATGCAGCAGCGCATTGATGCGGCGCGCCGGATGTTTGCCGAAAAAGTGGCGATGTTTACCGGTCTGTCTGTTGATGCCGTCACGGGAACAGAGGCCGCCGTTTTTGAAGGTCAGTCCGGCATTGAGGCCGGGCTGGCGGATGAATTAGTCAATGCGTCGGATGCCATCAGTGTGATGGCCACGGCGCTGAACAGTAATGTCAGAGGAGGCACTATGCCGCAATTAACTGCAACGGAAGCCGCCGCGCAGGAGAACCAGCGAGTGATGGGGATCCTGACATGCCAGGAAGCGAAAGGACGTGAACAACTGGCGGCAACGCTGGCGGCGATGCCGGAGATGACGGTGGAAAAAGCCCGCCCGATCCTGGCTGCTTCACCGCAGGCGGATGCCGGACCCTCACTCCGTGATCAGATCATGGCACTGGATGAGGCAAAAGGGGCTGAGGCGCAGGCTGAACAACTGGCTGCCTGCCCGGGAATGACTGTGGAGAGCGCCCGGGCTGTGCTGGCTGCGGGATCAGGTAAGGCAGAACCGGTCTCTGCATCCACAACCGCCCTGTTTGAACGCATCATGGCGAACCATTCACCGGCAGCGGTACAGGGTGGCGTGCCACAGACGTCAGCAGACGGTGATGCGGACGTGAAAATGCTCATGGCCATGCCATGAAGTCAGTGCTGATCATCAACAGGAGGTTTTTACAATATGGTAACGAAAACCATCACTGAACAGCGTGCGGAAGTACGTATTTTTGCCGGTAATGATCCGGCTCATACCGCCACAGGCAGCAGCGGGATTTCCTCGGCAACACCGGCACTGACGCCCCTGATGCTGGATGAAGCCAGCGGGAAACTGGTGGTCTGGGACGGACAGAAAGCCGGTAGTGCAGTTGGCATACTGGTACTGCCGCTTGAAGGCACAGAGACGGTACTGACCTATTACAAGTCGGGGACCTTTGCGACGGAGGCAATCCGCTGGCCTGAAAGTGTGGATGAACACAAAAAGGCAAATGCCTTTGCCGGCAGTGCCCTGAGTCACGCGGCGCTGCCGTAACACGTTATCAGGCCACCGCGGTGGCCTGACTGATTTCTGAATGAAAGGAACTGATTTATGGGATTGTTTACGACCCGCCAGTTACTCGGTTATACCGAACAAAAAGTGAAATTTCGTGCGCTGTTTCTGGAGCTGTTTTTCCGCCGTACGGTGAATTTCCATACCGAAGAGGTGATGCTGGACAAAATTACCGGAAAAACGCCGGTGGCGGCCTATGTCTCCCCGGTTGTTGAAGGAAAAGTGCTGCGTCATCGTGGTGGTGAAACCCGCGTGTTACGTCCGGGCTACGTCAAGCCGAAACACGAATTTAATTACCAGCAGGCGGTTGAGCGCCTTCCTGGTGAAGATCCGGCTCAACTGAACGATCCGGCTTACCGCCGTCTGCGTATCATTACCGATAACCTCAAACAGGAAGAGCACGCGATTGTCCAGGTGGAAGAAATACAGGCGGTAAATGCTGTGTTGTATGGCAAATATACGATGGAAGGAGACCAGTTCGAGAAAATTGAGGTCGATTTTGGCAGGTCGACGAAGAATAACATCACTCAGGGTAGTGGTAAGGAGTGGTCAAAACAGGATCGTGACACGTTCGATCCTACACATGATCTTGACCTCTACTGCGACCAGGCCAGCGGTCTTGTGAATATTGCCATTATGGACGGTACCGTCTGGCGTCTTCTGAATGGTTTTAAGCTGTTCCGCGAAAAACTGGATACCCGTCGCGGTTCAAATTCTCAACTCGAAACGGCAGTGAAAGATCTGGGCGCAGTGGTGTCCTTCAAGGGGTATTACGGCGATCTGGCCATTGTGGTGGCGAAAACGTCTTATATAGCAGAAGACGGTATCGAAAAACGTTATCTGCCGGAGGGCATGCTGGTTCTGGGGAATACTGCTGCAGATGGGATCCGTTGTTACGGTGCCATTCAGGATGCGCAGGCGTTGTCCGAAGGTGTGGTGGCCTCTTCCCGTTATCCGAAACACTGGCTGACGGTGGGGGATCCCGCCCGTGAATTTACCATGACGCAGTCCGCGCCGCTGATGGTGTTGCCGGACCCGGATGAGTTTGTGGTGGTACAGGTGAAATAATCCGTGAGCGGGGGCGAAATGCCCCCGTGTCTTTTTTCACAGGGGGCTGATATGGCAACGAAAGAGCAAAATCTGAAACGGCTTGATGAACTGGCCCTGATTCTGGGGCGTGAGCCGGATATATCCGGGAGTGCCGCAGAGATAGCGCAGCGGGTGGCGGAATGGGAAGAGGAAATACAGTCATCCGGCGAGGATGTTCAGGTTGGGGATACGGTGATCCGGGAGCGGGAAACCGCGGCTCATGATGTTCGTGAGGATACATCCGGTGCGTTAACGCGCATCAGAGTTCTGACCTGCCTCCATCTCTGTAGCATTGATGGTGAAACAGGGGAATCCGTTGAGATTGCGGATGTTGGTCGGGTGATTCTGATTATGTCCTCAGATGCAAAAACACACGTTGATGGCGGAATGGCTGTTTATGCGTGATTTTCAGAATGCCTTTGATGCTGCCCTTGCCGGGGTGGACAGTACGATTGTTGAAGTGATGGGGCTCTGTGCACAGTTCACCTCGGGGGCACAGTGTGGCGGAGAAGTTCAGGGGGTTTTTGACGATCCGGAGTCGCTGGGATTTGCCGGTAGCGGGGTCCGTATTGAAGGAAGCAGCCCGTCATTATTTGTGCGGACGGATACGGTTCGTGCTGTGCGGCGTGGTGACACGCTGACCATTAATGGTGAGATATTCTGGGTGGATCGTGTTTCTCCGGATGACGGGGGCAGCTGTTATCTCTGGCTCAACCGTGGGCAACCACCCGCCGTTAACCGGCGACGATAAACGCAGGGTGAAATTATGGCGATAAAAGGGCTTGAGCAGGCGATTGATAATCTGAGCCGGGTTCGTAAAAACGCCATTCCGGCGGCTTCTGCAATGACCATTAACCGCGTGGCCACAACGGCGATTAATCAGTCTTCATCACAGGTTGCCCGGGAAACCAGGGTGAGACGGAAACTGGTTAAGGAACGGTCCAGACTGAAACGGGCCACGGTCAGAAATCCGAATGCCAGAATTATCGTTAACCGCGGTGATCTCCCGGTGATTAAGCTGGGGATCAGGATGCCGGGGCGTCGTCCGGACAGCATACTCAAAGCCGGTCAGCATCGTTATCAGCGGGCATTTATTCAGCGATTAAAAAATGGTCGCTGGCATGTCATGCAGCGTGTGGTCGGGAAAAACCGTTACCCCATTGATGTGGTGAAAATCCCGATGGCGGCCCCACTGAAACAGGCGTTTGATGAGAATGTTGACCGTATCCGGCGTGAACGTCTGCCCGGAGAACTGGCATACGCGCTGAAACAACAACTGAGGATTGCGATAAAACGATGAAACATACTGATATCCGTGCTGCAGTGCTGGATGCACTGGAGCTGCATGAACACGGGGCGACGCTGTTTGATGGTCGCCCCGTTGTTTTTGACGAAGAGGATTTTCCCGCGGTCGCGGTTTATCTGACGGATGCAGAGTATACCGGTGAAGAGCTGGATGCAGATACCTGGCGGGCCACACTGCATATTGAGGTGTTTTTACCAGCACAGGTACCGGATTCGGAGCTGGATTCGTGGATGGAAAGCCGGATTTATCCGGCGATGACTGCGATCCCGGCACTGGCAGACCTGATTACCACGATGGTTACGCAGGGCTATGAGTATCGTCGTGATGACGATATGGCGTTATGGAGTTCTGCGGATCTGACTTATTCCATTACATACGAGATGTGAGGACGATATGTCAACACCAAATCCCCTTGAGCCGGTAAAAGGTGCCGGTACCACCCTGTGGGTTTATAACGGTCAGGGTGACGCCTATGCAAACCCGTTGTCAGACGATGACTGGCTGCGACTGGCTAAGGTGAAGGATCTGACGCCGGGCGAGATGACGGCAGAACCCTACGATGATAACTACCTGGATGATGAAGACGCGGACTGGACCG